GGCCGGCGCCACGTCAACGTAGCTGCCGCTGTTGTCGGCGTAGAGATGCGCATCACAGCCGATCAGCGTCATGGTGAGGGAGTTGTTTGCCTTCCACTGGTGGATCAGCCGAGCGGTGGAGCCCAGCGCCGTCGTGGTTACCTTCGACCAGCCGCCCACCGGCTCCATCACACCGTCACGCCAGCGGATGAGGCTGCCGTCGTACCAGCGGCCTGGCGCGTCGTCAGGGTTTGCACCTCTGACTATGCCGGGCGGGAGTTGGATGGGCATGTAGGTCATGGGTTATAGGTCTGCCTGCAGTGCAAGGATCTGGGCCTGAATTTCTTCCAGTTTAGCCATAAGCTCACCCACGGTAGGTGCGGGCGGCGGCGGTGCGGGCGGCGGCGCAACATAATTTAGTGTATTCGGGTCAGCTGCGAGGGCTGCGTGTAGCGTTGCAACATCAAACAGTGCACCAGTGTCACTTGGATCAGCGGTAAAAGGTATCCAGCCGTAGACAGGATGGTTGATTTCACAGTCGATGGCTACGCCAGCTGTTCTTTGCGGATTGCGATATTCCATTATGCGTACCTCAGCCAAACAGAAGCCAATGATGCGTTGGAAGCGGTGCCTGTCAGGCCCATCAGCCTCCAAGACCCTGCTGGGCTAGCACCGCCACCACCACCATTTGCGTTGGTATAGGATAGGAGCGAGCCAGCAACGGTGTCTCCGGGGTTATAGGCCGTCGATGCGATGGACCTCAGGAAGGCATAGGTGCCTACTGCGCCCACTGCTGCCGCTGCTGTCGCACCAAGGACGTTAGCGGTTGTCGCGGATGTAACGCCCCCCACTGCCGCCTGCACAAACGCCGTGGTGGCGATCTGCGTGGTGTTGGTGCCGCCACCCGCAGTCGGTGCGGTGGGTGTTCCAGAAAGAGCGGGAGACGCCAAGCGCGCATATTCAACGGACGCGCTGTTGGATGTAAGATAGGTCGCCAGCGAGGTGGCAAGGCTTGCCGAGGTAACGTAGGACGCAAGGCCGGGAACGTGGTTGCTGTCAATCGCAGCCAGTGCCGCCAGCGAGTGAGACGCCGACAGAGAACCGCTATCCACAGTTACGGTAATGGTGGTTTCCGCCGTGAAACTGGACGAAACCACAGAACCATAACGAGTGGAGGAACCCGACTTCAGACGCCAGCGCCGTCCCGCCGTCCAATCGCTGGTCTGGTTGCCCGACAGTTTGAAAGAGGTCTGCGAAGCCACGGAAGCGGTTGCGGAAAACTCCACCCAGCCCCATTCTGCCGGGGTGTAGATGCCGCGAACCTGTGCCATCATTTCACGGGCAGAGTTGTTGACGGAACCAGGGGCTTGCCCTTCCTCGAAGTTGATAGTGTTTGCGCCGCCTGCCACGGAAGCGTTCCCGGTGGCTGTCTGCGACCATTTACGGACGTTGCCCATAGGTCATTCCTGTGATATGTGGGGGGGATATGAAAGAAACGCCGCTATCGTTCTGGCATTGGGTGTCCATCATCTCTGTGATGACGGGCCTTTACCTATTCAATCACGGCTGGCCGTCTCACTTCTGAGACTGAAGCGTTCCAGCAGTTCCAAGCAGCATCATCATTCTGAGAATGGCCTGTTTCTGCTCCCGGCTTGCCTTGACTTCAGCCAGCGCCGTCTTGAGGACTTGGCTTGCATCGTCCGGGTTGGTGTAACGAAGGGCATCAGAAAGCATCTTGCGAACGGCTGGGGGCTGGCCCTTGAGTGCGGAAATGCCCTGAAGCAGCGCGTTCTTGGCTGCACCAGACCAATTGCCAGACAGCACGTTGCCGATGATGGACGGGTCAAGCACCGATACATCTGCTTCGTCTGCAAGGTTATTGGCTGTCTTTGATCCAAGCGTTTCCGCCCGCGTTTCAAACATCGTGTTTTCACGACCAAGACGCCGCATCATCAGATCGGCCTGATCCTGCGCTGCAAACTGCGGAAACTCCGCTTGGTACGCATCGCTGGTGAACTCGCGCACCTTGTTGACGCCTGCCGCCTGCCCCTGGACCCTCTCAATCAGCGGGTCAACGTAGCCTGTGCGGAACGCCGCCTGCCCCTCATCAGTGAGCGCCGAGAAGGCCGGAATGGTGTCTTCGATGCGGCCACCACGGGCAGCAGCGCGGCCAGTGTCAACCGCCTCAAGAACGCGGGAGTCATCCGCATATTTCTGAAGCGCCTTCTTGTACCCGCCAGAAGCATCTGCAAGGGCCGCGTCAAGCTGAGTTAAAACGTCCTTGATGGCCCCATATTTGGCGGAAGCGCCTGCCCGATATGCCTTGCTGGCCTCGTCGCCAAGATCGGTTCTGACGCGCAGCAGTTTGTTGAAGTCCATGCGCTGAACGCCGTTCTTCCCCGCAAGCATCTTCCGAATGCTGATGAGAGACTGCCCAATGCTGTCCTGGCCCACGCCGTCACCAATTGGAGACGCACGGAACGCCTTGGCCTGAACGCGGGCAGCAATCGGGTTGCTTGAGAACTTCGGAGCGGGACGAACGCCCAACTTCTCGTCAATCGCCTTGATGACGGCAGTTGTGTCCACAAAGCCAGCCTCGTTGCGGGCGGCGGTGTAGTTCACATTACCAGCATCATTGCGGGCCTTGGACAGTTCCTTGATTTTCTGCTTGGCGGTAGCTGTGTCAAAGCCTTCCTCAAGAATGCCAGTGACGCGCCGTCCCTGACCCGCCTGCCGCTTTTCGAGGAAGTCCACCATAGGTGTGCGCCCCTCGCTGGGGGTTCTGGTGACTGTCGAGGCAAGACGCTTACCCGGAACGCCGAGCGCATCCATAAGGGCATAAGTTCCGCGCTGACCGTCTGCATAGGCTTCGCGCATGTCCATCTTGAGGGTGAGCGGTGTTTGGCCTGCCTCGTCCATTGCCTTAAGCAAGACTTCCTGCGTGGCCTTCTTCGGGTTCAAGCGGGCCATGAAAGGCTTTGCAAGCGTCCCAACAACATTGCCAACGGCCTGACCACCAGCACCGAGGCCAGCGCCGATAGCCGCCCCCGTGCCAATATCCTGGTCATTGCCAACCGCGCTAAGTGCACCAAAGGCCGCGCCGTCAGCCGCCATGCCACCGAGACGGCCATACATGCCGGGAAGACGAGTTGCCGTCACGCCCATCTTTGCCAACTTGGCCGCAGGCAGAACCGCGCCACCAATCTCGGCCACAGCGCCAGCAACGCCCGCGCGCGTCCGTGCGTCTTCCGTCACCTTCCTGCGCGTGGCAAGCTGGTCTTCGTATGAACCGCGCCCAATCAGGCTATCAAGGCCCGCAAGAGCCTTGTCACCGAACCCAGAGGTGATGCCATTGAGCGCAAGCGATGCAAGGTCATCAGCGGCGACAATCGGCTTTGCCCACATGGGAAGATTGTCAAACTGCCGCTGCGCCCCGTTACCCACGGCAACGTCAGGAATGGACGCGCCAATGTCGGGAGACATGCCAGCCGTTTCCGACTCTGCCTTCTGTAGGCGCATTCTGGCGCGCGCCAGTGCTAGGGCGCGCTTCTGCTCAACAGTCATTCCCATGCGGCGCGCTCCTCTGGCGTCATAGCGTTCCACTCTTGCGGCGTAACACCATCGGGAACGGTTCCAACTGAACCAGATTGATTACCTCCCGGCTTATAATAAGTCTGCCCGCGCAGGCCCTTCGCTCTTTCCTCGTTGAACTTGAGGCGCATTTTGGCGAGATCAATAGCCCGCTTTATGATGGCACCGCGTTCCTTGGGGGTCTTGTCAACGGATGCCTGTAGGTCAATGAGAATTTTGCGCTCACCTTCAGTAGGTGCCGCGCCAAACGTGCTTTTGAGGCTGGAAAGCGCCTGACCAAGAACAATGTTCTTAAGTTCGGTTGTCGCCTGCCCCTGACGGTCATCGAAGACGTTCTTGCCATCGTTACGCGCCAACCATGACTGAATGTCAGCATTCCAGCCGTATCCGGCAGTGTCATTGATTGACTTGCCGTCAGCACCAGGATTGATGACAGACTCCAATTGGTCAATGACGGTTTGATTGACCATAACGGCGTCATCTGCCTCAAGAATAGCCTTCTTGTCAGTTGCCGTCAGAGGTGCCTGATCCTCACGCGGCATCTTGCCCGTCAGGATATAGGATTTGTAAGCAGGGTCATTTGGATCGAGGCCAAGGCTTTGCGCCGCCGCCTGACGTTCTGCAACTTGAGCCGACACGTTGCTTTCACCTCCACCGCCAAGCGTCTTCCAATCCTCAAAGGAGCCGCCAAAGCCATTTCCCTTGGCATATTCATATTCCTGAACAGACGAAGGGGCGGCTTCAGGCTGCTGGAGGTTCGGATCAGTCGCCTCAATGTAGCTGTCAAGATAGCCAGGAATGCTCATAGCTTTCATGCGAACGGCAGGCGGAAGGGTGGCCATGAATGCGTCACGCTGTTTCTTGGCTTCAGCTTCTTCCTGCCGCTTCTGCTTCTTCTCTTCAGCGGCAGACATCATCTCAGCGGCGGCATAACGCTTCATCGCGTTGTCGCGGTAGCTGCTCATGCCCTGACCGCTGACTTCAGCAGCCTTGGCCCAATCGCGCGTCATCAAACCCGTACCAAGGCCGGACAGAGCACTTCCCACCATGCTCCATTTAGCCGCCTTCGGATCATAGTAATCCTTGAGCAAATCTTGATAGGGGTCTTTCGGCGCAAGTCCACCAAGAGAGCCAAACAGGTTTCCAAATACATTGTCCATTGCCATACCTCTCAAGCCCCGTTAGCCGCCAGCATACGCTTTGGCAG